TAAAGCAAGTGTCAGTTGCTGCTAAAGCTGTTGTAAAAGTTATTTGTGCACCGTTGACTGAATAGTCTGTCGTTGGTTTCTGCCGAACTCCATTACGTAAAACCGCAATATCTTCTGGCACGGCAGCCGCTGCAGAAAGTGCATATGATACGGAACCATCACCTGTTAACGTTTGTGCTGATGTAGTGGCTGTGAAATTTTTTGTGACTGGATTACCAAGATACCCCATACTGTCTCCTATGTGCTAATGCTATCAATTAGTGAAACCCAACCGTGTAGACTTGCTGCAGTATCACTTTGTATCTGCAATACGTCTCCGCTTTGAAGTACGATTTTAGACCCTCCATCTATTGCCTCGTATTGACCACCTGCTGCAATAGGAGTTTGATATACTAAGAATGAGTTAGCCGATCCACCACTTGCAGTGCTTGTTACAAAAACATTTGCTTTTATAGTAGCATTAGTAATGTTTGTTAGTCTAATACCTATGATGGTATCATCACTGTTAGATGTCATCACAGTTCTTGCGGTTGTGCCAATAGCTATGTCACCAGAACTGTTGAAAGGTATTTTTCTTTCAAAATCTTGGGCCACTTAATTATCTCCTATCCATATTTGTATCAGAGCGCCACACTCATTGCAATCACGAAGCCTTGTGATACACCGCCTGATATTGTTAATGCACCACTACTTGACAAAGTAGCATCTCCTGATACTGCAACTTCTTGATAACTTACGCCATCACCAACAAGAATTTTACCAGATGTATTATCTGGCATTCTTAGTTGTGAGCCAATAGTTAAATGTCTACCGATACTTACATCATTATCTGCATCTTCAATGACAGCTTTTGATGCTGGCATGGTGCAAAATATATCTTTTGTACCTGCAGTAAAATCTACAGCACTATCACTGTTTGATGATGATATGACTGTAGTTCTAGCTAAATCTGAACTATCAGCATCTAATGTACCAAGTCCAACCTCAAACTCAGTTGTGCCTGGATTAAATATGGCGTAATAGGTAGTGTTATTATTACCAATACCTGTGCCAAATGTCTCAAAACCCTGCACTGCACCACCAAGTGCAAATGCACCTGTGCCGGTGGTTGTAGTCGTTTCTTTTACTCTATCATTAATTACGAAAGCCATATCATTTTATAGCACTAAGCTACCTCTCTGTCATCTACTTCTGTCCATGTATTTGTAGCACTATCATCTACTGGTGTCCATGTATTAGATACTGAGTCATCTACAGGTGACCATGCTAAAACACCAGGAGTTCTTATGGTTACAGTAATATCTATGCCATCAGGAGCTGCGATAGTAACAGGCACACCTGCAGCATTACCTTGAGCTGATGTTATAGCGATACCAGCAGGTGTAACTATTATGCTAGGCACACCAGCTGCTGTTCCAATGGTTGATGTTAAGGCTATACCCGTTGGTGTGGCAGTGACGCTACCAATAAAAGTTTCATCACCTATAGCAGTAGATAACGCTTGACCATTACCTGTAAGGTCTACTACTAAATCACTTGTAAATGAGATAGAACCACGAGCTGTGGTCATGCCTATACCTGTAGGCTGAGCAACTACAGCACTTGTCTGTGTGACAGATCCTTGAGCTGTAGTTAATTCTATACCTGACGGTTGATTTACAACATCAATTCTAGCAGTAGCTGTTCCAACATTAGTTGTAAGTGCAGTTTCTGCCCCTACAATAGTTGAAATCTCACCACCAGCTTCTACTGAGTAAGGACCAATACTTTGTACATTGACTACAATACCACTAGGTGTTGCAGTAATATCCGGTAAGAAAACCGTGACTGACGCTTGTGTGGATGTTATTGCTATACCTGTAGGTACAACAGTAACATTTGAGAAGGCTGTTTCTGTACCAATAGCCGTAGAAAGACTTTGGCCTGTAACGGAAACACTTACATCTTTAATACCCTGTGAAGCAAATGAATCTTCAGCAAATGTGGTTTTACCAAAAAACATAACGCTTTACCTGGCGTTTATTTTAAGTGATTCTTAAAATAGCACTTGTAGCGTTGTTAGTTGGGAATTGTACTGTGAATGTTCCTGATGTTGATGTTTTAACTGCTCCAAAATCCAAAACCATAACTGCAGCATTTGTATTAGTTGTTGCAGAAGTGTTTGAATTATATATCACAGCAGCTTGTGCTGAGATAGATGCACTCGTAAAACTAATATCACTGAAGTCAATGAAGGATGTATTATTTGTGGCAGCAGCACCTGTGCTTGTTAAGTTACCACCACCTGCAGAGTAAGTGCCAGATGCACTAACTTCTTGTGAAGTTGTATACGCAGTGGTTGTATTACTTAATGAAGCCGAGCTACCATATAGAGCTAGTTTAAATTGATCGCCACCAGAGGATCGAAAGTCGTGTTCACCTTCCAACAACTCTTTCTTAAAGCTATCACATACCGCTTGTGTAATCGCCATGTTTATTTACCTCCTGGAGCCACTGATTGTAACGGCACACGCAGGACTCCATCTGCGTATTCGTCTCTACGTTTTCTACCCATTTGTGTGGTAGCTAAACCTTGTACAGCTTGACCGTACTTTTGTTCGTATAATTGCACATATGTAGGATTTTTCAAGTATGAAAAGGCTTCGGCTACTGTGCTGTATATTAAAACTTCTGGTGCTGTATTAGATAAAAATGTTGTAGTTGTAGTGCCTGATGTACCATCACCTAATCTCTCTGGTGTTCTGTTGTACCAAAGCTCTACTGTAATGGCAGCATTTGGGGTGGGAGCTAATATTAAAGTATTTTCGTCCCAATTCGCATAATATCTGGGAGTACCAGTATTATTGGCTCTATCCAAATTGTATTCATCAATAAATGTAGTATCTCGCTGCTCCAGCCAAGCTCTATCTGCATTTGCGTCAACAATTTGTACGCCTCTTTCAAAATCAAAATCCTCAGGCATGGTTAGAAAAGGACTGCCAATTGTAAGAGATGAAGTAGCAAATTTTCTAAATGCATCTAAATCTAATTGTTTTTGTATTTTATTTTCAGCATTAGTAATAAAAACGTTGATAACTGAGTTAGATAATACTTCAGAGTCAACCTCTGTGTAATTTCTAACATTATCTAATAATTCGCTATAGTTCATGGTGTGCTTATTGAGTTACCCATACCTGGGTGACTACTACAATAATAATATAGTGTCGGAGCTCCAATTGCTACTGTAATCTCTAAAGCTCTTGTTGTAGCTGAAGAATAACCACTAGCATATGCTGATTGTGATACAGCAGACCCATTGATTTTAAATGTTACACCACTTGTATAAACCGACCCACCTGAATGACTTCCTCCAGATGTCGTACTAAGGTAAAACGGATGATTGTTGACTGTGCTATTACTTAAATTGAATATTGCTGAGCTGCCTTCATTTATAGTCAATGCCGGTGCTTGAACACCATCTATATAAAAAGCATTACCACTTCCGTCTGCTTTAGCTGCAACTGTGACTGTATATGTAGTTGTGCTAGCCGTGGATATTGTAACAACACCTGTTTTAGATTGCATAATTAGTTTTTTATGTGGTGTTTGTGGCAACATACTATTTGAATCTGTTGGATTAGTTCCATCTGCTGGTGATGTGCTTTGGACTGTTGTTAAAAATGCACTGTCACCAGGCTCACCTAAAAAAACAGTAACAGGCATGGGTTGTGCAAATGTATCAAATGTAGCATCGTCAGGACCTGTCGGACTATTGTCTTTCAAAATTTTATTGGACTCCACACGAGGATCTTTAATAGCCTCTGGATCTGGTGGATGATAAGGTGGATCTAATTGTGGGTGTTTAGGTTCATAACATGAAGGACAAACAAATAAGCCATTCCACTCTTTTTTTAGTTGTTGATATTTATATTCTTGACCACAACGATCACATATGGCTCTTGAATAACGACCTGATGCAAATGCCATATCTTACCCCGATGGATAAAAGTTTTGTGGCACAATATTTACAGATGTAGATTGACTATCTTCTGTTAAGGCTCTTTGTAGTTCTGCCTCATATCTTCTTTCTAATTCTTGTGATCTTTCAGGTGCAACTTCTTGTGCAGTGTAATAAGCTAAACCTGATACTAAACATGGTAGGAATCTGAATGGTGCATCAGCTGTATTTGTGTAAGCTCCAACATCCTCTATTCTGCCTACATAAAAAAAGTTAATTTTAGTGTCAGTTGTATCAGGTGTTAAAAATAATTTTATTTTAACAGCAGATATT